CTAAGGGGTCTTTCTGTATGTTTTCGGTTATTTCTATAGTTGCTTGATCTAGCTCTCCTGTAATCCTTGTTATACTCTCTCCTACACTTATTGTAGCTTGGTCTTTCTTTAATTTTTCTGCTTGTTCACTATCATCTGCTTTTACATTATCTGCTTGTAATATTTTACTTAATATTTCCACTAATTCATATTGTCTTGTAGTTGTTAAACTTGCTTGATATTCAAAAGTATCATTAGTATAAGCTTTAAAAGTCATTTTCTTTATAATAAAATTTGTATCAATTCCAAATTTTGTATTTGTTATTTTAATTACTTGACCTGCTTTTAATCCTGCTGTATAAGTTCTAAAAGTAGCTTCTATATTTGGTTCTTTATATGCTCCTAATTCTGCACTTGCTCTTTGTCTTGCTGTAGTATTATCTTCAATAGAATTATCTTGTATTAGTTTTTCTCTTTTTCCATAAGTTGCAATACTATTTGTATCTTCACTTTCTACTAAAACTCTAACTTTTGGTTTTCCACTATATTTTACTAAGTCTCCTGCATTTAATCCTGTTTCAAATCTAAAAGAAAAATCTTGATAATTTTGTAGTACATCATATCCTTCGTCAAATGTATGTAGAAATTCCACCCCTACTGTTTTAGATACATATCCTGCCCCTGTGTCTAGCCAAACTGCTAATTCAGCCATTTTGTTTTTAGTCTTGAAACTGATTTGTCCTGCTCCTGCTGTTAATATATCTTCAAAAACAGTTCCATCATATTCTCCACCTCTAACTTTTACTGCATTTGCTATTTGTGAACCATCTGATTTAAAATCTAAACTTCCTTTTATACTATAACTATCTGTATCTGTTAAATCAAATGGAGATGAATTAGTAAATTTTTGAAAGAAGTGTAAATCTTTATCTTCATCTACATAAAAATCATATTTTACTATCTCTGCTAATCTTTTTAATACTGAAATTATATTTACATTATTAAAAACTATTTTTTCTATTTCAAAATCACAATCCACATTTGTATAAGTAAAATCTGTTGCATAATTATCAAAAATATCTTTTATTATTTCATTTATAGTTTGATTATCATAACTCTCTGCTATTAAAATATTTTGTAAAGCAAAACTATAATCTAATGCTTGAACTGTATAAATAAGTCCATCAGGAACTGATAAATTTACCTTTTGTATATTTATAACTTCTCCAGCAAAAACTTTTACTGCTCCATCTAAAACTTCTATATCATCTCCTACTTCTACTGTGGAAGATTTTTTAATTTTAAAAGAGCATCTATCAACTTGACTTGTTAAATTTTGATCCACTCTTAAACTGTTTGGATCTATATCTTCTGTAATATCTACTAAATTTTTATTGACTGTAATACTCATATTAAACCCCTACAGTTAATCTATTATTAAATTTTAAATCTGTCATTAAACTATCTTTTATTTTATCTAATAAATCTTGACCATCTACATCTCCATTTACTGTTATATTTACTGTAGTTCCCATTCCATTCATTTTATTTAATGGTACTATTGCTTCTGCACCACTTTCTCCTATTAGTGCTGTTGTTGGTTCTGTTACCACTCCACCTTCTGCTAGATGTGGTATTTCTCCCATCATTTCTAAATTGACAGTTGGTATTTTATTTAATCCAGTTAATATTTTATTGTACATTCTTACAAAAACATTTAATTTATCTATTACCCAATTCAATCCTGTTACTATTCCATTTTTTATTCCATCCCAAATTCCTATAAAAAAGTCTGCTACTCCTTTCCATAAACCTTTGAAAAATTCTGCTATTTCTTGCATTCCTGATTTAAATAATGCCCCAAATAATTTTAATTTTAATATTATAGTATCCCAATTTTTCCATAATAAAACTCCTATTGCAATTAAAGCTGCAACAGCACCAATCACTATAATAACAGGAAGTGAAAGAGCTCCAATTACTCCGACTAATGTTGTCCCTGCTCCAATTAATAAACTAAAACCTGTTATTATTGTTGGTAAAATTAAACCTAAAGTTCCTACTACTGCTAATAATCCTGTTATAGCAAGAGAAGATAAAATAATAACTTTAGTAAGTTTTGGATTAGTTTCAACCCAATTACTAATTTTTTCTACTACAGGAGATATTTTATTAATTAAATCAATAAGTGTAGGTGCTAATGTTCCACCTATTATTATAGATGTTGCAGAAATTTTATTTTTTAATATCGTCATTTGTGATTTAAATGATTCTAATTGTTTATCAGAGACCTCTTTTGTAACACCACCTGCTTCTCTTAAACTTGCTTCATATTCTCTAATAGCACCAGAGGTTCCTAATAAAGGTAAAATCATTCCTTGTATTCTTGCAGTAAAACCAATAGATTCTAAAGCTACAACCCTTTGTTCATCAGACATACCTTCAAGTCCAATTTCTAAATCACTAATAATATCTGCTAAGTTTCTAATTTTTCCTTGAGTATCAAACACTGTTATTCCTAACTTTTCCATTTCAGTTTTATTCTGAGTTGCAGCTGTAGTTATTAATCTAATAATACGACCTAATCCACTACCAGCAACTTGTCCTTTTACTCCTTGGTCTGCAAAAGCGGCTAAAACAGCAATACCTTCTTCCATATCAATATTAAAACTTTTTAAAGAAGCTCCAGCCTCATTAGTTAAAGCTTCTGAAAATTGTTGAACTGAAGCATTTGATAATGTATTAGCTTTTACAAGAACATCTGAAACTTTTACCATATTCTCCATATTCTTTGTAACATCATCTTTTATTACCAAACCAAGAGCAGACTGTGCATCAGTTAATAAATCAGTTGCAATAGCTAAGTCAAACGCCCCCGCTTGTGCAAATTCAGCAACTTTAGGCAATGTAGCTATTGATTCTTCTGCATTTAAACCAGCAGAGGCAAGAAAAAAATAAGCATCCGCAGCTTGTTTTGCAGAAAACACTGTAACCTTAGAAACATCCAAAGCAGCTTTTTCCATTTTTTTAAGTACGTTATTTGAAACATCCCCCATTATAGAAATGCTTTTAGTCATAGCATCATTAAAATCTGAAAAACTTTTTATAGAAGTACCTGTAGCTAAACTAATAGCACTAAAAGAAGCAGTTCCTATAAATGCCATTTTTCTAAAAGTTGGTGCTAAATTTTTTAATTTACCTTGAAATTTATTTAATTCAGAACTAACTTTATCCTTCATTGTTAAGAGTATTTGTAACTCTCTACTTTCTGCCATATTTTTTGTTATCTAAATTATTTTTGATTGAAATCATTTCTAAATAGTTTTGTATATCTATAATACTCATATTTCTTATTTGGGAAGGTGTCCAGCCAAACCTATCTGATAATAGGAAAAATACTGTTTCGTTACTTAAGCTCTTTTTCCCTTTCAATTCCATCATCCAACTTGATTTTTCTAGCTTTTTTTTTGTATGTTTTCTAATTCTTTCACTATTAAATCTCCATCATCTGCTGGTAAATTATCCATCAATTCTCTAGTGTATTTACTATCTCCAATTTTTTTTATTGCTACTTCAAATAAAGCATATTTGCTTTTAAGCATAGCCCCTGTATCAAAACCAACTTTTCCACTTTGTGCGTCCTCAATTTTAGCACCACTTATCATAACATCTTGTATCTTTTCTTTTTCTCCCCAAGTTAAATAAGTAATAATCTCTACTTCTTGTTTTGAAATAGGTAAATTAAATTTTTTTGTTAATCTTTCCATATAAACTAATTTTTATTTTGTCCTTATTAAATTCCCTCCTTAATTTTTTACTAATAACTAGCTATTTCATTCACAACTAATGCATCTACCATTTTGCTATCTGTAGCTGAATAATGAGCCTTGAAAGTTAATGTTTGTTTTACTATTTCATTTTGTGACATATCTCTAGCTAATTCTGTAAAACTACATCTAGCTAATCTTATTCTTACTTCAGGATTTGAAGCTGATCCAATAGTATCTGTATGTACTAAATCAAATTGTAATGCTTGATAAGTTCCATTTTTTACTAAATCTCTATAAGTTTCAGCATCCCAATTTATTTCAAGGTCGCCCTCTATTGTAAATTGTTTATTATAGAAGTCTGCTGGTTCTTCACTACCTAATACGAAACTAGGTTCTGAATTTTGATTTATTGTCAAATTAGCTACATTTATATTCATTGCATCTTCTCCATCTAAATCTGCTAAAGCATCTGCAATTTTAATTGCACAATGTTTTGGCAAAAATCTTTTGATAGTTGTATTTGCTGGAGTGTTTGTAGCTGTAGCACCTTTCTTTGATGAGAAATTAGCTGTATAATCTAAAATCTTTCCATGTTCAAAAGCTAATTCTAAACTTGAAATTGTACCAAGTGCATGTTTATAATCTGCCCCTGATAGTGGATCATTTTCAAATAAACTTAATGCTTGGTGCTGTGCTGTTTGTTCAACTGTAATAGTATGATCATAGACTGCTGTTTCCCCTGAATGATCAGTTGTAGCTAATGTACCAAATAATGAGTAAAGTATAAGTGCTATACTTATATCATCAATGTAAGCTGAAAAACTACCCTCTAACCATTTTTGAGTAATTTGTGATCCTGTGCTATCTTCTATAACACCTTCTGTTTGTTCTTCTGTTACGATATTAAATTTTTCATCAATATCTAAGTCCATTGTATCTAACCAATAACTAGCAGAACTTTCTGATGTTCCTCTAGTTGTTTCCTTTGCTATTCCAAATTGGATTAGTCTGCCTATTCCTTTACTTCCCATATTGTTTTTTTAGTTTTATTAAATAATATTGTAGCTTCTTTTAATGTCAAAGCCATGACATTTTGTGGCTTATATTTTCCCTCTCCATGAAAGTGCCACCTTTTTAAAACCACTTTTCCTTTCCTACTTTTGCGACTTGGTTTTAAACTTTTATCTTCAAAATTTTTTAGCATATATCGTATGTTTTAATTGTGACTAAATTTATTTCTATTATTCTTAAACTCATTTCTCTTTCCTCATAACCTGTCGCTATGTTCGTTATATAAGCATTATCTAC